GGCAAACTTACAACCTACAAACGTAATTACTTATCCATTAAATTGGGAAGCAAAATCTATAGAAATAACAGTTAATGCCTTTCCGTTATTTCCTCAAACAGTAGAGGTGTTTTGGAAGCTAATTGGAGATTCAAATTCATTTAGTGGCTCTACATTAATACCAAATAGCATCGTATCAGAATGGGGTACCGACGATGCTGTAATACAAGCTTATGTGTTAGCACAGTTAGGATTATCAGAAGCCTTGGCTATTGTAACAGCAGAAGAACCAATCGCAGCGGAAGAACCAATTATAGAAGAGGAACCTACAGAATAATATGGCGGCAAAATATTGGTATGTAGCAGGTAACGGTAGTTCTAACTGGAATACATCTGGAGTATGGTTTAATGGGCCAGGAGGCACAGGAGGCACTACAACAACACCAACGGCATCAGATGACGCTATTTTAGATTCGGCATCGGGTAGCGGCACTTTAACTATTGCTGCAACATCCACATGTGGGAGTTTGAGAGCATCAACATTTACAGGCACAATTGCCGGTATTTCGGTTTTAAATATTGTAAGTATGCCATTAACAGGAGCTACTGTTTTAAGTCTAGGAGGAACTTTAACCTATACTGGTCTTATTACAATATCTGGATCGGCTACAAATGGAGTAATACTTGCTAATGGTAAAACACATAACGCTAGTATAACTTTTAATGCACCTAGCGGTAGTTTTATTTTTAATGATTTATTTATTTGCCGTAATGTATTTACTTTAACGGCTGGATCAGTTTCTGGAGCATCTGTTTCAGTCGGATCGTTAAGTTTATCTAACTCAAATGTTAGGAGATTTGAATTTACTAATTTGTATTTTTCTGGCTCAGGTACACTTTTAAGTATTGCGACACAAACTAATTTAACATGGGCGGTTAGTAATATATATATAACCAACGCAACAGCCAACTCCAAAAGTATGGCACTTTCTAATTTAGTTTATTGTAATAATATATACATACAAGGCTCAGGTGCTAGTTCTACAGTAATTTCTTCTGCTGCTTCAACTGGAATTTTTCCAAATGTAATCATATCAAAAACAGATGGTACATTAAATTTTGGAACTAGTTCTTTTAATGACGTTACTTATATTGAAGGAAGCACAATTTCTTGGGCCGGTTCGTCACCTATAACTATTTATGGTAATGTTACTTTATGTAATTCAATGAGTATAATAACAAGTAATAGTTTAACATTTTCAGGAAGCTCACAAACTCTAACAACTTTTAATAAAACATTTACAGGCGTATTAGTTGTTAACGGTACAGGTACCTTTGTTAATGACTTTACCTTAAATGGTAATTACACATCTACATATGTTGGGACAACTGGTATTTTAATAGGCGAAGTAATTGAAACAAATTTTAATGGAGATATACAACTAAACAATGCCTCAATATCAATAAACACAGGAGTTGTGGCTGGTTCGTTTGTTAACTTTAATAATAGCGTTTCTACTATTAATATTGGAGTATCTGGCAATAACGTTAGTTTAGGAAATACTAACTTATCCGGAGGCTTAACAATTAATTCAGGTTCATTATCCATTAGACAAAATTCAGTACTTAATATTAATTCTTTTGCGTCATCATCAACAGTTAATATTAGAGATATTTTTTTAGGTATTGATACTATTATAAATCTTACAAGAACAACATCTGGAAGTGCTTGGAATACAACTAATGGTATTGCGCAAGGTGTATTAAATTTTAATGCTGGTACATCGACGATAAATATAATAGGGCAAAGCGACTCGGAAGTAACGTTTATACCAGGAGGCATTGCTTTATATGACTTAAACATAAACAGAGGTAACGGAGGAGCATACAATGCTTTTACAGGTTTTTACGGCTCTACATCCTCGTCTGGTAATGCTACTTTTAGAAATTTTAGGGATTTAACAAAGTTAGCGCCAGGTTTCGCAAACTATATTTTATTTCAAGGAGGATGTACTATAAATATTCAAGATACATTTGAGGTTGGCAATACAAACAATTTAACTTATATTTATTTAGGCGGTACAAGTACTGTTAGTTTTAATTTGGTTAAACAAAACCAAGGATTAGTAATTTGCCCAAATCTTAGAATTAATGCTTCAAACGCTTCTCCGTCTAACACTTGGTATGCAATAAGTGGTTCAATAGATGACCCTACTAATACAGGTTGGATATTTAACAATATACCAAGAAGACTGGGTTCTCTTGGCGTAGGATAATAATAAATTTTTTATAATAATTAATATGAGCAAAGAAGAAAAAGTAGACTTATTACTTAACAAATGGGTAAGTAGAAAATTAACAGTATTTGTAATAGCCTCAATTGGCTTATTTGCAGGATCATTAACTTCTGACAACTGGGTGATTTTAGCAACAGCTTATATATCAGTGGAAGGAGTTACAAACATTGTAGAACGTTTAACAAAATTTAAAGCACAACAATAATGAAAAAAATAATACTATTACTATTAATATTAATATTTACAGGGTGTGGTTCGCGCAAAGTAGCTATTGATAAATTAAGTATAAAGAAAGACAGTGTTGTTGAGGCAAAAATAACTGTCACAACTTTAGAGAAAAAGGAAAAAGTAGATTCAACTAATATATTTACCACTGTTGATACAGACGAGATAACTATCACACCTATTGATACATGTAAAAATATTGTAGTAAATGGCAAAGTTTATAAAAACGTCATTTTAAGGATTAAAAAAACTAAGTCTAATACTTTATATACAAACAAAAATAAAGTGTCAGAAACAAAGCTTAAAGACTCCGTAGCAACTATTAAGACTACTAAAACAGAAACATCTGAATCAAAATCAAAACAAGTACACAAATCCGCTAGTTATAGTTGGATTATCTGGGTGCTTTTGTTATTATTAATATTATATATATTGTGGAGAAACAAACGAAGATTATTAATGTGGTTCTAAAGCTCTATTAAAATTAAATATGTTTACTTACCACGTAATAATGTAATTATAAAAACCAAATACACTTAAATCAAATAAAATGGAATTTAATTTACCAAGTCAAATTGTAAAAGACTTAAACTTCGGAGACGAAGCTAAGAACAGAATAATGAATGGCGTCGAAAAATTAGCAAACGCAGTAAAGAGCACATTAGGTGCGTCTGGTAAATGCGTAATATACGAGGACGCTATGGGTAGACCGGTGATAACAAAAGACGGTGTAACCGTTGCAGAAAGCGTAGTCTTAATAGACCCGGTCGAAAATATAGGGGCAACCTTAATTAAGGAAGCTGCGGCAAATACAGTTAGAGAAACCGGCGACGGTACAACTACTGCAACAGTTTTAGCTCACTCTTTATTAAAAAACCTTAGTGGTTATAAGGGAGAGGAAAAAGCTAGAGATATAAGAAAAGGTGTTTCTGATTGTTCAGAAGAAATCGTTTCTTATTTACAAAGCATTAGTGTTCCTGTTGAAGGAGACATGTTAAAACAAGTTGCTTATATTAGTTGTAATAACGATAAAGAACTAGGAGACAAGATTGGTGAAGCTTTTGAAAAGGTAGGACACAATGGTGTTGTATTAATGGAAGATTCAGAAACTAATGAAACTTATGTTGACTTTGTTGAAGGTACTCAGTTTGAGTCTGGTTTAAAATCACCGCACTTAATTACTGACAAAGATAAAGGAACAGCTGTATTGGATAATCCATACGTATTAATAGTTAGTTCACCAATTCCAAATATAAGAAGAATACAAAGTATATTGGAGCACATCGTTAAAACAAAACGTAGCTTATTAATTATTGCTTCTGTGGAACAACAGCCTTATGCTACATTATTAGCCAATAAGGTAAAAGGTAATATCAAAGTAAATATTGTGGACTTACCAGGATTTGGACCAACTAAACAAGATGCAATTGAAGACTTAGCTATCTTAACTGGAGCTAAAGTTATTAATGAGGAATTAGGAGACGATTTAGATCTAATTGATATAGAAGTATTAGGACAAGCAATTAAGTCCGTTACAGACTCTAAAAATACTATCCTGCAGATTCAAGATGTTAATCAAGAACTTGATGAAAGAATAAAAGACGTTGAAGCAAAAATTGCTAAAGAAACAAATGGATATATTAAAAAAAAATTAGGGCAACGCTTATCTGCATTGACTGGTAAAGTTGGTGTAATATATGTTGGGGCAGACTCTGCTGTAGAGCTTAAAGAAAAGAAAGACAGGGTTGACGATGCGCTACACGCTACCAAAGCTGCATTAGCAGAAGGCATCGTTCCAGGCGGTGGAGTTGCTTTGTTAAATGCTTCACAATATATATATCCACATAATGACGGGTACAGACTTTTATTAGATGCAATTCAAGCACCTTATTATACAATATTAAAGAACGCAGGCTATGACGATATACTTAATCCAAAAGATTTTGTAGAAGCTAATCCTGAATTAGAAGACAGAGAGTGGGAAGGCGTTGGTGTTGACGCAACTTGTGGTTGTTATAAAAATATGGTTGACAACGGTATTATAGATCCGGTATTAGTTACAAAGTCTGCATTAAAGAATGCAATTAGCGTGGCTACTACAATAACATCAGCTGATTGTATAATTTCAAACATGAGAACTTAATGAAAGCATTAAACCATTTTATCGTCATACAAAAGATTAAAGAAGCGCCTAAAACAATTGGCGGCATGGAAATTACAGAAAGCCAAAATAATGACGTTAGGTACTTAAAGGGCAAAGTAATATCTGCAGGTGAAAAAGTTGATTTCTTAAAAGAAGGAGATATTATTAGATATGACAAGCACGCTGGTCATGGTCTTGAATGGAAGGATGAACTTTACTTTGTTGTAAATATTGGTGATGTAGTTATTGTAGAATGAGAATCACACCAGGAGATTTAAGAGATATGAATTTATTTAAGTATTATAGGCTCGTTCGTAAATGGGCCTGTAAAACTTATGATCTTACAGATGCAGATTTAGAGTTATTAGTTTACTTAGATTGCAAAGTGCATTTTACACGTAATGATTTCATAGACGGCGCTTACACATATTCTTGGGATAAAGCACGATGGGAAAGATTAAGAAAAGAAGGCTGGATTGACATATGGAGAGCTAGGAATAGAACAACAATGAAATACAATGTCTACCATACCTCACAAAAATGCAAAAGATTAATAACAAGAATGTACAGTATACTATTAGGCGAAGAAGATTTGCCTACATCAGCAAGAAGTAAATTCTATAAAAATAAAACATATACAGATAAAGTTTTTAATAAAGCTATTGATGATATGATTAAAGATAACGAAAGATAAATTAAACAACTAAAAATAATTATTATGGCAAAGAAAGTTATGACAAAAGCAGAAATGGCAAAGGACAATAAAAAAATGTCTAAAGCAGATCAAATGAAAGAAATGGCAAAGAAAAAAGGTGCACCTGCTAAAACGAAAGCTGCGCCTGGTAAAATGAAAAAATGCTAACATGGCTTTTTCGTTAAACCCAAAGTCAGAGCTATTAAAAAGCACGGGTAATTTTAATGCAGTACAAAGTCCTGCTAAACTTGCTCCGTTAATTGCTGCCGCGTTGCCTGCTATTACAGGGGGTGGAGCTGCTGCCGTCGCAGGAGGAGGGGCTGCTGCTGCCGCAGGAGGCGCCGCAGGAGGCGCTGCAGGAGGTGCTGCAGGAGGCTCTGGAGGTCTTAGCCAAATTATGAATATGGCTGGGAAATCTAAGGGTGGTGGCGGTGGCCAAGAAAAAACAAAATCAAAACCAAAATTCTATACAGAAGACGACGACAGCTACTATGGCGAATAAAAGAGGCTTTATTATGTCACCGAAAAGTGTTCTATTTGGGTTGCATGATGCCACATCAGATTTTGGAACACCAGTAATAAAGAAAGACGATTTAGGGCCAGGCATACAAGCTGAGGCTAATCGAGATGGTACTATTTTTGTTAATAGTAAATTACCAGATAATAAAATTAAAGAAGCTGTTGAACATGAAAAGGTTCACTTAAATCAAATGGCACAGGGTAGATTACAGTACTCAGATGATTCCGTTATATGGAAAAGAGATACAAAATCTCCTGCTAAGATTTATAGAAGGGCAGATATGAATGAAGGACATCCTGATTTCGAGTGGGAAAAAGAAGCATATAAAAAACAATAACTATGGCATTTACAATTAGAGGTTCTGTTAACGCTTTAAACAAAGCTAGCAAAGTTGAAAACAAAAATGGTTTTCAAGAATTTTCCGCACCAGGTCCAAGACAAGGTGTTGGCGGTCAAAGTGTATCTTTAGCAGAAGCTCAAAAAGCGGCTGCTGATAAACAGGAAGAGCCTGCAAAAAAATGCTCTCCTATAACTCAGGCATCATCACCGTTTAAAATCAACAGCTTACTTGTGCAAGGCGCAGGGGATGCAGCTAAAAGATTTGTTAACGTGCGTGGAGCTATGGGTAAAGGTATTAGTGAAACATATAATTAAAACAAATAAAAAGAAATGGCGAAAAACATTCCAATTACGGCTAGAGTAAGCAGAGGCTTATTTGGGCAAAAAGCAACAGAGCCTGTATTAAATGTAGGCCAAGCCGGTGTATACGGCAATAATATTACTAAGGGAACTCCATCACCTGCAAAACAAACTAAGAAAGTTGAGGCGTCAAAAGGCCCTGGTGATTTAATTTTAGAGAAGGGGCAAGCTAATGTATCTGCCGGTTCAACAGGTCCAGACAGAGTGATAAAAGGTACTCCTCCGGGTACGGCTAATGTTGACGAATTAAAAAACACATACAATAAAATAATGCCTAAAGGGTGGAAGCCAACTGAAGCAGAAACAGCAGCTGCTAACAAAAGACTTGCAGATGCAAAAGCTAAAGACGCAGCTTCAGGCACCCCTGATAGAATTGAAAAAGGCGAAAATACAAAAAGTACTGAGCCGCTTAAAATATTTAATGAAGGATCAGCTAAAACATCTTTTTGGAGACGTCAAGACGACAGATCGGTAACACATACATCAAGAAAAAAGAAAAGAGCCGATATACAGTTAGCTAAATTAGAAGCAAAAGAACAAGGCAAAACAGGTAAAGAAAGAACAGACTACATTAACAATGCCAAGACTAAGGCTAAAAAAGAAATGTGGACATCCAGACAAGCTGGATATAAGGGTAGTAGAGATGCTGCTATTTTACAGTCTCAGCAATCTGCAACAATTCACGATAAAATTATTGGAGTGCAAGTTGATCCAAGTAAGGAGCAAACATTACCAATATCTAGAACGGAAGTTGGCGATGCTACTAAATACAAAATGCACGGTCAAATGGAAAATAAAACATTTACAGGGCCTGAAAGTTTGACCTCTACTACTGAGGGGAATGCAAATCCATTAACTGGCAAACCTGCAGGGGGATTAGCAGATACTAAGAGCGAAGACGTTCAAAAAATTGAAAATAAAAGCGAGGCTGCTAAAACAGCAGAGACAACTAAAGCAGAAGCGTTTAAAACTGAGGAGCCACAAAATAAAAGTACAGAAAAGAAAACGGCATCGTCCCAAATGACTGAAGATGATGATCCATCAACAATGCCAAAATCTCCTGCTGAAAAAATACAAAATGGTTTCTTTGCAAAGAGAGGTCCTTTAAAAATGAAATACTTTAAATAATGGCATACGATCAACCAAACTCTCCTTTCAAGAAACTAAAACATACCACTAAAGGTAAAGGCCGTCACTTCTTATCAGCGAAGGAGGGCGCTGGTATGACACAAGCGGGTAGAGACGCTTATAATAAAGAAACTGGTGGTAACTTAAAAGCACCACAACCAGGAGGAGGATCAAGAAGAGATTCATATTGCGCTAGATCAAAAGGTCAAATGCAAATGCACAATATAGATTGTTCTAAAACGCCGGATAAAAGAATCTGTGCCGCAAGACGTAGATGGAAATGTTAAAACATTATGGACAAAGGATTAGGTGACACGCTAGCAAGAGTAACAAAAATCACAGGAATAAAAAAAGCAGTGGAAACCGTAGCTAAAGTTATTAATATAGATTGCGGTTGCTCAGGAAGACAGGATATGCTTAACAAAGCGTTCCCATATAAACAAAAACCAAATAATTAAATTAAATTAAATCAAGATGAAAAAAGTACAAGAAATTGAAGATGCAAACATTGAGAAGGTAACAGCAGAAGAGTTAGCTTCTTTAAACGAAAAAATTAACGCGATGAATAAACTACAAGTTCAAATTGGTGGTTTAGAAGCGCATAAACATGATATGCTTACAGCGTTATCAACTTTAAATATTCAGATGCAAGGAATTCAAAAAGAACTTGAAGCTAAATACGGAGCTGTTAATATTGATTTAGCTACAGGAGAAATTACTTATGTCTCAGATAATAAGAAAAATTAGTATAGGAAAAGACTATAAAAATGACGCCATGCACTATGCTTTAAACCAAGAAGTGTATGGTGGTCATACTATAGTTAATATAATAGAAGAGGAAGATAAGTACTCTGTCTATATTTCTAAAGGCGATGTTGTAATGCCTTGGAAAGACTTCAACAAGAACATGTCAATATCCGTAGAATACGATATATCTTACTAAATATGAGAAGTGTTTTTAGCTACTTAGTTTCTCCTAATGGCAAAAGAACAATAGGAGAGATAGAAATTGACGGTAATAAATTACTTTTAAATAGCGAACTTCAAAATCATGAATATACAAATCGTATAGGTACTGTATTAAATATTCCATTAATAGGTGATACTGTTATAGAACCTGGTGATGACGTTATAGTACATCACAATGTTTTTAGAAGATTTAGAGATATTAAAGGTAAAGAAAAAGATAGCAAGAATTTTGTTGAGGAAGATTTGTACATTGTACAACCCGATCAAGTTTATGCTTATAAGAGAGATGGCAAATGGAAAGCTTTAGATGGTTTCTGTTTTGTAAAGCCATTAAAATCAAAAGATATGTTTTCGCTAGATAAAGAAAGACCGTTAATAGGCATTGTCAAACACGGTAACGACTTTATTAAAAACGGAACTCTAGTAGGATTCAGACCAGGGATGGAATATGAATTCATTATAGAAGGGCAGAGGTTATACCGAGTACCCACCAATTTAATTACAATTGAATATGAATATCAAGGAGACGAAGAGGAGTATAATCCAAGCTGGGCAGAAGGCAGTTGAGGAATTAATAAAGGTAGCACAAGAAAAGATTGTAGACTCAGGCGATGATATAAGCGCTGATAGACTTAAAAATGCTGCTGCCACAAAGAAACTAGCTATATTCGATGCTTTTGAAATATTAAGTAGAATAGAAGAAGAGGAACGTATATTAGAAGATAGGCCCAGAGAAGACAAAGAAGAAAAAAAAGTGACTGGCTTTGCTGAAAAAAGATCTAAGTAATGTACGAGCAATCATTATATAGTGTTATAACACCAATACGGGAAAATACCATAATTAGATTAAACAAGTCTAAAAAATGGGAGTATGGATATAACAAGGAACACGACGTTGTAGTCATAAGCAAAACAGGTGAGATTGGTGAAATATACCAAATACAAGGTTTAAAAATAGCTTTGCCAAAAAAGCCTAATAAAATAGACACAACTAATAACAAATGGGTGCCTGAAGACTATCCTAAGGAATTAAAAGTTATAAAGGATATATTCAGCTGGGACAAACAATCGGACTCGTTTAAAGACAAATGGGGACTTTATATAGATGAACAGTTTAATAAAAGAGAGATTGGTCACTGGTTTAATAACAATGGAATACCAACTTATATAACGGGCTCTCATTACATGTACCTGCAATGGTCAAAGATTGACGTTGGTCAACCTGACTTTAGGGAATCAAATAGATTATTCTTTATATTTTGGGAGGCTTGTAAAGCTGATGCAAGATGCTACGGAATGGCTTACCTTAAGAACAGATTCCTCTCT